CTTCCTGAATAAAGGATGGGAGTCTATTGACACATTTGGTGCTGGTGATTTCATTATTAAAAACCTTATTATTGGAAGCGCAGCAGAGAGAAATAGCATTTATGCTGTAACGTCTCTAGGTGGACTGCATGAACTTGAGGCATCTGATAATTCAAACGATAGTTTGCTTTCTGCTGGTATTGTAACTAGCTTTTCAATCAACTCATCGCTAACAACTAGAGGATATTCCTTTGGCAATCTTGATCGGAAACGGTTTACCGATGGTCAGATAACTATGCAGTGCGTTAATTCTGGCTTAGGAGAATATAGTATTTCATTTGCGGCAGAAGACCCAGATAACAATCAAAGTATTGGCACGACAACCACCTTCCTTGATGGAGTTGTTCTTGGAACTAATGCCGTTAATGAAGATGAGACAGGCAATATCAGATTCCGTCTCGGTGGTATTCGTGGATATGTTGGAAGCCTAACCTTGACACGCACGATTGGTTCCCCTAAGATAACATCCCTAAAGGTCACGGGTTCTGTGACAAATCGACAAATCATTTCCCAAACGTAATATGCCAGGAGTAGTAGAAACAACGCACACTTTCGCAACAAACGAAGTAATCACAAGCACGTTAATGAATAACATCATTGACGAGACTTTGTTTACTGCTGATGCAATAGCTTCTGGTAACACAACGCTTGCGTTAACTGCTGGCAAGATGAAAGTTGGCACAATCACATCCAATGAAATGGGTGCTGGATCAGTTACAACTAATGCAATCGCATCTTCATCAAGTGCTGCTACTGGAGTTACATATGCAAAGTTGCAATATGTAGCAAATATGAAAGCCATAGGGAATACATCTGGTTCACTTGGTGTTGCATCAGAGGTTTCTATTCTTGATGAAGACAACATGGTAAGCGACAGTGCTACCTCATTGGCTACACAGCAAAGCATTAAGGCTTATACTGACACTAAGGTAGCGGCAGTAATCACAAGAGGGACGGCCGTAGCAACAACTAGCGGAACAAGTGTTGATTTCACATCTATTCCATCAACAGTCAAGCGAATTACCGTAATGCTGTCTGGAGTTAGCACAAATGGAACTAGCCCTATTATTCTTCAACTTGGTGATTCTGGTGGTGTTGAAACAACTCCTGATTATTTAGGTAGTGCTGGAGAACTAAGATCAACTCCAGATGTTGACTTGTTTACTACTGGATTTGGATTGTCTCAATCTCCATCAGCAAGTGATTTACTTTACGGAATAGCAACAATAGTTAATATTTCTGGTAATGTATGGATTTATTCCTTTATTGGTGGTAGTTCTACTGTGGTGAACAATTATATTGGAGGTGGTAGTAAAACATTGACAGCAACACTAGATCGCATACGTCTTACTACTTCTGGTGGGGTTAATACATTTGACGCAGGATCAGTAAATATCATGTATGAGTGATTTAAATGAATCCACACTTAGAAGCTGTAATTAAACTTTATGAATCAAATAACATCGACCTTCAAAGTCTTATCGGGTGGCATTTGTCACACGGTATTGTTATTTCTACTCCAAAGGTTTTTGCGTTGGGATTCCATTCAAAAAACAGTGACGTTGAAAAAGCTACTTTATTTGAAGAATCAGATACGCTTTATGTCACAATGTGTTGTGGTAACATGGCTAGTGGACTTCAATCATTCAAAAACAATTACAAATACATTGCTTTTCGGCGAGACTTTAAAGGATCAAGTCGGAATCGCTTGTTCAATATGAAAAAATTCTACTTAAAAATACAATAATTATGGGATCAGTGCCAAAAGTAAAAGCTCCAAAGATGGACATAGCCAAAGATATTAGCAGTTATGTCTCAGGTATGTCGGAATCTCTTCCACAAATTTTCACACAAGAACAACAATTTCGTCCACAGTTTCAAGGGTTAAATCTTGGTGACATTCAGTCATTTCTAGGTGGACAAGGTGGGCAACAAGGCATCTTTGGTCTTAGTCGTGAAGCATCACAACAAGCTGGCATGGGATTAGGTGAAACTCGCGCTGCTGAACTCGGTCAGATGACTGGGCAAGCAGGACTCACCAGAGGCTTAATGCAGGGTCTTTCACCAGAACAGGCATATGCAGTTCAAAACGCTGACAACGAAGCTAGACGGGCATATGCGTCCTCGCAATCACTAAACCCACAAGAACAGCGTAGTTACCAACAGACTGCCAGAGAAGGCGCATCTGCCGCTGGTCGGATTGGTGGTAATGCTGCAATCGCATCGGAAGTAATGGGGCGTGAGGATATGCTTGCTAGGAAAAGAATGGAGGCAGCACAGGCAGCACAGAACTCGTATAATCTTTCACAAGGATTCTACACGCAGCCTGGACTTAATCTTCTAAGCTCTGCGCCAATGTCGTATCAACAAGGACAAAACTTCCTGCAAACTGGACTAGGTGCTATTGGCTCAGGAACTCCTCAGTTGTTTGATACGTCTGTTGGATTGAATCTTGGTGCTGCTCAACGATCAAATCAACTAGCTGCACAATCAGCTAACGCACAAGCTAAAGCTGCACAGAACGCAGGAATTATGAGCGCATTTGGAGATATTGGTGGCGCAGCATTTGGTGCTGGTGGAATGTTTGGTAAAAAAGTATAAATAATATGGCAACTTACGGAAGTGGACAAATGCTTGGGTCAGGAATCAATCCTGAATCGTTTAAACAGGATTACAGTGGGTTTACTCGAGCTGCTGAGATGCAAGCGCAGGGTATTGCTGGTCTTGGACAAAATATTGGTGAGGCAGTTAAAGGCTACGGAGAAGCTAAGAAAGAACAGAAAAAAGTAGATGCTTACAACAAAGCATCGGCTAAGTCTATTGAGGCAGCAATCACTCTTGGTAATTCATATGGGATTGCTGGAGCAGAATCCACCCTTAGACCATTCCTAGAGGCATATAACGATCCTAATCTTAGTCCTATAGAGAAAGCTGCATTACTCGATGAAGGTAAAGCAATGGTTCCTAATGTCTTTGGTCGATTTGATCAAAGTCAGGCAAATGCTATTCAGCAAGCTCAGGTTAGCGCAAGAAATGAACCTCCTTTGCCTGAACCGCTTACATATAAAAGGGAGCCATACAAATATGGGTCTGGTGAACTGCAAGGTACGCAAAGAGGTAGTGATGGGCAACTTTATGATGAAAACTTTAATCTTATTAGAGACATAAATGCTTATGCAGAAGGAAAACCTGTAGAAGTTTATTCTTATGGAGCAGGACAATCTGCGGCAAGTGCGATTGATGCTGGATTAAACCTTCCATTTTATGGAGGAGTTGGTGAATCCCCTCCAATGATATCTGGGCCAGATGGTAATCCAATGTTATTACCTCCACCAGAAGGAACTCCTCCTATTAGTCCATCAGCTATAGATGCTAGTATAGCTTTAGACCCAAGACAAGCAAGGCAAGTTCTTGGAGAACCTCCAGCAAGTATTGCGTTACCTCGACCTGCGCCACAATTAAAGTCTAGAGTTATTGGCAAAGAAGATGAAGAAAAACAAGGCAAAATATACACCATTGATCAAGTAAAGGAGCTTGCATTAAAAGGAATTAAAATTACAGGAACGCCACTTCCAAATGGAGACCTTTTCGGAACATCTTATGAAACTCTAGCTCCACAAAGAGGAGAAGAGACAATTATTGATCCCGTTACAGGAACAGTTATAAGACGTGACATTGCACTTGGTGGTGATTTAAACAAAGCTCCTACAACAAGTTTAAAAGAAGGAGAAGCATTGGTTCCAGACCCAACTAGCCCAACTGGAACAAAAGTAGTTCAAATTCCATCTGAGATGAGAGAAAAAGCTCAAACTGACTTCAGCACTTATATTGCTCAAGTTGGAGACTCTTACGCTAAACTCAACGAAATGGGCAAAGCTGTTTCTGCTGGAGAAGCTAATCCTTTAAATTACGTGTTTTCTACTGCCGCAGGTCAAACTATGGGTAGAATGTTTGGAGAGAAAGGGCAACCATTACGTGACCAAATCAACACAATGGCACCCAACATTATCAATGTTATTCGCCAATCCACACAAATGGGATCAAAAGGCATGGATTCAAATGCTGAGCGAGAATTCTACATTAAAGCAATGGGAGATCCATTATTGCCGATTGAAGC